AAGCAAGAAGGTATCATCAATAGCTTCGTAAAAGAACCAACGATAGAAGCTGCATCCAAAGCTGATGATACAACTGAAGGTTTAATGCCTGTTGTTAAATCATTAAATGAGGAATTAATGCAAGTAACGTATGTTGCTATGCAAGCTGGTGTAGACCTTCATGGGGACTTAACTACAGTAGACGAAGTTCGTAAAGCGAAAGAATCCTTCAACAAGAGTCTACAGAGAGCTAACTTATTTCATCAAGAGATGACTGATACCTTTTCAGTTATTGAAAGTTATCTAGCACCTTGTGATATGGTACTAAGTGAGCACCTAATTACTAAAGGTACTTGGCTTATGTCATTGCAGATTCACAATCCAATAATTTGGGATGGTGTGAAAAGTGGTGAGTTCGTAGGTATCAGTATAGGTGCTACAGCTAGGGTTGAGACACTGGAGTAGCTTTGATTAATAATAAAATAAAGGATAACAATGGCTACTAAACAAGCAAAACGAAAACTATCAGACATTGATTTCAGTGGTAGTGATAGTCATATTGCACTATGTCACAAAGATCAAGGTGTAGCGAATAACGCTGATTATACATTAGTGCTAAAAGCCTCTACATTCTCTGATGAAGCAATTGCTAAGTTTCAACAAGTAAAAGTTACTCTAGAATTACCTGAGTTCTTGTCTCGTTTCTTTGGCATGTGGGGTGATGATGCGGAAGTACTAGCTGCAATGATGGGCTATGTTGAACCACAGGAATCACCACAAGAAGAAGTTCAAGAATGGATTAAGTCAAGAATGCAAGCATTTGAGATTATTAAATCAGCATACGAAGCTGAGAATATCTCTGATGTACTTAGTAAACTAGATGAAAATGAATACCTAAGTCTACTTAAAGACCAAGCTCTAATTGAGAAGGCTTTTAAGAAGATTGATAAAGCTGCTAAATCAGCAAGTACCGAATCAGGCAAGGCAGCTATGAAATTAGTTGCGGTGTCAGGTGACTCGACCTCCGCTAGCGTTGAGAATAATGTTGGGCCATCTGGCTCTGTTAATAAAGGAAAACTAATGACTCAAGAAACTAAAGTTATTGAGCAAGAGATTGAAGTTGTAGAAAAGAGCCAATTTGTTGCTGTTGAGAAAGCTCTCGCAGAACAAAAGGTAGCTCTTGAGAAAGCAATGCAAACTATTGCTCAGTTTGAAGCTGAAAAGAAAGAAGCTATCGTAAAGTCCAAGACTTCAGCAATCTCTGCTGTTGTTAAGAACGAGAAGCAACTAGGTATTATCCTGAAGGCTGCTCTAGCACTTCAAGACGATGCTGATTTTGAAGCACTCGTAGGTGTTGTAAAAGAGATGCAAGAACAAGTAGAGAAATCTGTTTTGTTTAAAGAAGTAGCAGATACCACACCTGCTAAAGAAGAAGTTAAAAAATCAGCCCTAGATCGTATGATCGAAGCTAAGTTCAATAAGTAAAAAGGAAAATATCATGGCTCTAATCGCTACTGAAAAAGCTAAATACTCTGACGTATTCAAGCATGAAGAAAAAGCTGACTTGGCATACTGCCGTACAGTCGCTGTTGTAAATGGCCCTGCTGCTACTCTAGCTGTTGGTACAGTACTTGGTAAGGTAACTGCTACTGGTAAATACAAAGTCGCTGTAGAGACTGCTGTAGACGGTTCTAAGGTAGCTGCTGCTATCGTTATGACTGAAACAACAGTACCTAACGCTACCGACACCAATGTACTCGCATTGATTCGTGGTTCGTCTGGTGTTGCTAAACAAGGTCTAGTACTTGATGCTACCTACGATAATGACGCTAAAAAAGCTGCTGTATATGCTTCCCTTGAAGCTGCTGGCATTCAAGTTCTAACTGCAATCTAATAGCAGACATACAAAGGAATATTAAAAATGACTATTCGTTCTTTTACCAACCAATTTGAAGTTGTTGACGAAACAGCTAACCTACTTAAGCTACCTCAAACTTGGACACTACTTGGTGATTCTGGCTTGTTTGCTGAGGAGTCCATTACTACTCAAGTAGCTACCTTCCAAGAGATTAACGGTTCTTTGTCCATCATCGGTGATGCTGTTCGCGGTTCTAAGCCACAGACAACTTCTGGTGATGTACGTAAATTGCATAGCTACTCAGTAAGTCATCACCCATTCATGGATGCTTTGTATCCTAGCGATATTGCTGGTGTGTCTGCTTACGGTAATCTATCTCAAGAAGAAACCCAAGCTGCTGCTCTGTTGCGTAAGATGGAAAAGGCTCGTAAGAGTTTCGCCATTACTCGTGAGATTGCACGATTCAAGACTTTGGGTACAGGTATGGCATGGACACCTAACGGTACTATCGCTAGTTCTAACTTCTATACTGACTTGGGTTATACCCGAAAAGAAGTTAACTTTGATTTAGTTACACCAAGTACTGATGTGATTGCTAAGTGCGAAGAGATTATCGCTAACTTCCAGTCCACTGGTAATGAAGGTGAGATTATCACTCGTGTTGTTGGTTACTGCTCTCCAGCTTTCTTCTCTAAGTTGATTGCTCACGCTAAAGTAACTCAAGCTCACATTTATCAGCAAATCGGTTCTACCAATATTACGCAAGAACGCGCTGGTGGTATGGGTCTATACCGTAAGCTGTCCTTCGGTGGTATTCAGTTTATCGAAGTTCCAACTGTTCTAGCTGGTACTGCTTTAGTGACTTCTGGTGATTGTATTTTCGTTGCTGAAGGAACTGATTGCGTTAAGACTTTCTACGCTCCAGCTAACCGCTTTGGTCACGTTGGTACACTAGGTCAGATGGAATATATGTGGACATTCAATGACCCACGTATGACTGAGATTACTATTGAGGCCGAGAGTAATTTCTTGAACGTGATCATGAAAGGTAACTTTATTTCTCGTGGTTATACTGCTTAATTAGCTTAAGTAGTATAATAGATTAGCCTCAGTTTTGAGGCTGTCTACTCTAACCTATTGTCACAAGCAGTAGGTTATGGTAGAATTATAACTTGCAGACAGGTTGCAGCCTGTTTTACCAAGATGAACGCGCCTGCAAGCGTTTCTGACTCCTTCGTCAGATAGTCTTGACCCTATACTTAATCTTGAAGGGGATTAAAAATGAATAATGAAAATACAGAAACTAGTTTTGCAACTTTAGTAAAAGGTTTTGAAAAAGCAAAAATGTCCAATGAGCGTATACAGCGCGCTATATTCAATCTTAAGAATAACAACATAGATATAGAGGTTGGCTGGCATTTGTCTTGTTATAGAAATGATTCACAAGTTGTACCTGTAAAATGCGGAAAATGTGGCTTAATATCTTTATTCACGTTAAAAATACTAGTAGGAGGTAGTCACACTTGCTCTGGTTGTGTTATTGAGAAATACAAGAAAATACTTAACACATCCGGTTTTGATTATGTCTCGCATTCAAGTGGGATTATGACAATTAAATGTCACAAGTGTAACTCGTTAATAGCTTCTAAGTCAAGTGGTGTAAGTAGGTTTGAAAAAGGTATAAAAATAAAATGCACAACTTGTCAAGAGAATGAGTACAGTAAGTTAGCTTCAAACATTGGATTTAAATACTTAAGTAAGTGCAGTTTAAGAGGTAAAGGTACTTTTACAAAACTGATTTGTAATACCTGTAGTGACACAAATACAGTACCTGTTAGTCAGCTTTATAGTCAGTATGTTGGATGTAAACTCTGTAATATTAATGAGTACAAGACTCACTTAAAAGAGAAAGATTGCACCCTTATTAGCGTAGAAACTAAAGTACATGGTGGTATTAAGAAATGTAGAGTGACTTATTCCAATAGCTCAGGTGATGTATTCGAGGCTACAAGTGGTAATATTTTGCATGGTAAATTTACAAACACATTAAAAAGTAGTTGGTATCAAAAGCACTGCACGTACCTTATAACAAACATATTCAACGGAACTAAATACTGTAAAATTGGTACAGCTAATAATGCTGAATCTAGGCTTGTTGGTTTGGGACTAATCGGTGAGTCATCTGTTGTAATTTTAGCTTCATTTGATAGTAGATTTGATGCTGATGATTTAGAGACAAAGTTACATTCTGAGTTCAAGAATTACGAACTTAATAAAGACATTGCTAGTCAATTTACAACGAGTACTAAAATTACTAAGGATTGTAATGGTAATAAGTACACTAGACTAGAAGGAATAACTGAGTGGTTTACATCAGAAGTAGAACAAATACTTCTAGACCGCTACATAAACAAAATAAAGGAAAATAATGGCATTAACACCTATTCAACAAGTTAAACTCCAAGTAGGTGATATGGATATTAACTTCCCTTTACTAAGCGATGATTCATATAATTACTTCCTTGAGAAGAACTCAAATAATATAACTCGTGCTTCACTTGACGCTGCTAGAAGTATCTTACTTATCTTAGCACAAAGAACTTCTGAATCAGTTGATATTTTTACAGTAAGCGGAGGTAACAAGAGTGCAATGGAATACCGGTTAGCACTTCAGTTATTCCTAAAGAGTCCAGAGCTAAACCCAGTGATGACCTCTGCTGTTATATATGCAGGTGGTATATCCAAGTCGGATATGTCAACTAATAACTCAAAGATTGATACTAATTATGTTAGTTCTGTTCTGGATAACTCAGTCAATATTGATAGTTTAACTAATCCGTTTACATTAAGATAATTATGTCAAATCAGTTTACTAAAGCTAGTGCAAGTGCTATTGCTAGACATGGTGCGCCTATTATCTATACAGAAGTCCCAGAAGCTGTTTATGACGTTAATACAAGCTCTGTAGTCAATACATCACAGGTACATAACCTAAGAGCCTACATGAAGCATATTAAGGCTAATGAGTTCTCATATCCTAGCTTGATTGGTAGGGACGTAGGTATGTTCTATATACTAGCTACTAATCTTGGGTTTGTTCCTGAAGTAAATGATACGATTACGTTTAACTCAAAAACATACAAAGTTGATTCAGTCCAAAGTCATTCAGCACTTCAAGAAATAGTACTATATAGAATACTTGCTGTTGTTTAATACAAGGTTATAACAGGAGCTACTATGATTAAAGCAACTAATGCTACTGAGATTGCTACTGAGATTAAGGATTACACAGACCAAGTTGAGCAAAAGCTCCAACAGATGCTCGGTAAGTTCGTAGAGCAAGCTACACTAGCTGCTAGTAGTAGTACACCTATAGGTAGTCAACTTTCTATTGATATAGGTAGAAATGCTAGTTCTGGGGCTGAAAAGAAATACTACGAATTATACGCCAAACGTAAAGAAGAATACGGTATTGAAATAGAGCCCGGATTTCATCAAGGTGCTTGGGGATACTCCAATAGTGATTACTTCAATGAGAGTACAACTATACGTGACCCATCTGATGCAGCAAGAAATGCAGGGGACGAAGCAACTTATGGTCATCAACTCGGTAATCCGCTGCACATTGGTGCTAAAGGGCCGGGTTTTAGTTTCCTTGAAAAAGGTAGCTCCGCACAAGCTCCAGACGGTATCGGTGTACTAGCTATAGCAAAGATATTAGCTATTGATATTAAAGACCTATAT